GGATCTCTATCTAGAAGAGAAAGTACCACAAGATGCTGTAAATGAAGCAGTCAAGAATAAGAAAGCCGCACTCATCCTCAACAATCTTAGAGAATCTCTAGCAATTGATTCCGCACTAATGAATGCTTCACTCAGGGAAGCTATCATGGATGGCAAGAATCAAATCACAGAATCTTCTCAAACAATTCAGAAACTAGCAAAAGAAGTTTCAGTTCTCAAGGAAAATCTTCAAAAAGAACAAGCACGTTTTATTCTCGAACAAAAAACCGCAAATCTTTCAGACAAGAAGAAAGATTACGCAAAGCGTGTTCTAGCTGATAAGTCACCAGAATTCATAATCGAAAACATCGATTATACAATTAGTCTTTTCGATAAGAAGGAAGAAGAACTAGTAGAAACATTGAAGGAACAAGCTTTCAATGAAAGAACAGTAACAACTGATTCGATTGTCGAAGAATCCGTTATCGAAGAACAAACAAAAAATTTAACATCACCTGAAGTTGGCATGTATATGTCCGAATTAGGGAGGTATTAATTTGGTAGAAGTGTAAATCACTTGAATTTCCTGTATTTGATAAAAAAAATACATGAGGTCGAATAAATAAAAAATAGAAAGAAATTAAATCATGAAACAAATCAAACCAACACAATCATACATTGATCAATCTCGCGCTCAACAGCTTCTTGAGAAGTGGAGTCCAGTTCTGGATTACTCTTCAAAGAACGTTGCCGCAATTGAAGATGAACACACCCGCCTTAACACCGCAATGCTTTTGGAAAACCAAGAAGCATGGTGCTTGAGGGAAGCTAATATCGCTGGTGGAACTGGATCCGTTTTCGGATCTGTTGACGCTGGTGCTACTGGTGGTAAGTTCGGTAATACCGATTCTTATGCAACTGGTGATTCTCGTCTTCCAAAGATTTTGATCCCAATGATTCGTCGTACATTCCCAGAGCTTATCACTAACGAAATCGTTGGTGTTCAGCCCATGAGTGGTCCAGTCGGTCTAGCATTTGCTCTCCGTTACAAGTATGGAACAGATGCACTAGGTGCTGGTGGTGCTGATGGTGGTGTAGGTGGAAACTCCACAACACATCCAACAGCTCCAGTATCATATACTGGTTCAAAAACACCACAAGGTGACAATGAACTTGGATTCCAACATCTAGATTCACGTTTCACTGGTACTTCCGCTGCTGCTCTTTCAGGTAATTCTGAATGGACTTTTGCAGATCAAGATCGTGGCGTTGCCGAAATTCTTAAGAATTTCGAAATCAACTCCAAGATCCCAACTGTTGAAGTAAGCTTTGAGAAGACCGCAGTTGAAGCTGGTACTCGTAGGCTCGGTGCTCGTTGGTCAGTTGAACTTGAGCAGGATCTTAAGAACATGAACGGTATCGACATCGATGCTGAAATTACAAATGCAATGGCATATGAAATTCAAGCTGAAATCGACCGTGAAATGATCATTCGTATGATCCAAACTTCACTCAATGGTGGATTCCGCAAGGGTTACTCCGTTTGGGCACCTCAGTCCGCTGATGGTCGTTGGCTTGTAGAACGTAATCGTGACTTCTACCAGAGAATTATTATTGAAGCAAACCGTATCGCAGTTCGCAATCGTCGTGGACCAGCTAACTTCATCGTAGCTACTCCCCGTGTTTGTGCAATTTTCGAAATGCTCCCTGAATTCCAGTGGGCATCTGTACAAGGTAATGTAAACACCAGTTCAGTTGGTGTTGCTAAAGTAGGTTCACTCGGTGGACGTTTCACAGTTTACCGTGATACCCGTACAGAAGTTCAGAACAGCAACGTATACAGCAATACCGGATATACAGGTCAAACTGCTGGTGTTGAATACGCCCTCCTTGGTTACAAGGGTTCTGAATTCTACGATTCAGGTATCATCTACTGCCCATACATTCCTGTAATGGTACAACGTACAATTGGTCCTAATGACTTCGCTCCTCGCGTAGGTCTCTTGACACGTTATGGTGTTGTCGATAATATCTTCGGCGCAGAACTATATTATCACACAATCATCGTTAAGGATCTCGGAGTTGCATTTACGCCCGGTAATACCAGCGTATACTTCTAAGTCATCAGTAACAAAATC